CCGAGTCCCACAAGGCATAGTCATCTTCGGGAATTGATGACACCATCATGGCTGCGTTAACGTCGGCGGCGCGGGTAGTCTCTGTGCCGCTCGATGGAATAAAGCTGGACCTATCCACCGCCGTGGATAACCGAATATCGAAGGCGCTGGCGTAAACACCCATTGCATCGTCGCCAGCATAGGCGCTGCCATCGGCTGGCTGGTATAGCCACAAACTGGCCGTGCAGGTTTCGGTATTCGGCATCACAGCGGACAGCCACACCCGACAGATGCCATTGCCTAGATCCTGCACAAGCACGTTGGCCGTACTGCTTGGCGTCAAGTCATAGTCAGCGGTTGAGGTGCCGAGCAACATCAGGCCTGGCAGGCTTGATACAGTGCCAAGCAGGCCGGTCATTGAAACGATGATGGATGGATCAAACACTTCAGCCGCAGCAACATCAATCACGGCTGAAGTAATCTTGCCGGTCACGCTGCCAGCGATACGCAGCTCCACCAGAAACAACTCACCTGCTGCAATATCGACGCTGACCGTGGCCACCTGCCCGGCGGCGGCTTCAAAGGTATAGCCCAGGCTATGCGTGCCATTGTCAGTCGTTGCCGCAAGCTTTGTCATGGACAGCTCGCCATCAGCGCCAAGACGCTGGTCTGCGATTGTCAGCACACGTGTGGCAGTCCAGCCAGACTGCGTGAAGTCATCCGACCAGGCACAGCGGTTGATGGCTTCTGACTCCAGTAGCAAGCCCTCAAAGGAACCTGTAACCGGCGTGAATTGAAAGCGATGCTCATCAATTGTCGCGGTACGGCGCAGGCCGTCACGATCAAAATACGTCGCCTGCGTAGCCCGGCTAAATACACCTGTCCGGGTGATCGGCTGGCGAGGGATGAATTTAGCGCCAACCTCGCTCATACCACCACCTCTTTAGTGCTGATAGCACCGTTGTTGTAATTCACGATTGGCGTGCCGGTCCGGTCAAACTTCTCAAGCGTATCGCTGCCGCGCTTGGTTTCGCGCACGACCGCTACCATGCCGGATTGCTGCTCACTACGGAATGAAGCCATCTCTTGCCGAATGGCGCGCATCTCTGCCAGCAGCGCTTGGTTGCTGGTGTTGCTTGAGCTGACAGAAGCCACAATGTCCGCATTTTCCACGGCCGTCAGAATGCGCTCGCCTGCGTGGATCATGGCCGGGCCATCGGTTGGCACGTAACTGGTACCAACGTCATACGAAGGTAAAGCCCCAAAGCCTGAGACGGTAGCACTGGCGCGGGCAGAAGCCTCGGCATAAGTGCCGCCATAGGTGCTGGCAAGTGCCTTGTAATTCAGGTAGTCAAACAGGGTTTTGAATCGCGAGGTGGAAACATCCAGACTGCTGCTGACTGCATCGCTGGCATCCTGCACATTGGAGAATGCTGTAACCAACGTGGGGAACGCAATCGCGAGATCCAGACCGGCTTCAGTCGTCATGTCGATAGACTGCCCAAGCTTGATCAGCTCATCCGCACTTGTGGGCACGGCAATACCCAACTCAACGGCGGTAGCGGCAAGGGTCTTTTGTTGCTCCGCCAGCTGGCCCGATGGAGTGAGCAAACTGTAAAGCGAGCTGTATACGTTGCTGTTGATGCTATCAAGCGAGGATTGATATTCGGAGAATGTATCCCTTAGTTTGAACAAATCTGCGAATTGCTTTTGCCCGGCCTTAGTTGAGGTATCGATACCAGCCAGCACAGAATCAAAGGCATCAAGACTAGAAGGCGTAGACACACCAGAAACAATGTCATCCATAGCTTTCGTTATATTGTCTTTTGCCAAAAGCAATTGTTCGCTTTGTTTCATCAGCCCTAGGGAAAACTCCGCAAAGGTCTGGGTGAATGCCAGAATCTCCTTGTTGGTAGAGCCACCCTGCCTGGCAATCTTGGCGGCAGTCTCAGCCGTAATCCCGTAGGTATCCATCAGCTCTTCGGAAGCGTTCTTGAAGTCAAGAACATAGCCCATCAACTTGCCGACGCTTTCCTGACCAGCAAAACCCTTGAACAGATCTTTGAATCCCTGCTCCAGATTGCTGGCACGTATGGCGGCCACCATGCCTTTACCCAGCACCGTGCTGACATACTTGCTCCACGCCTTAGTGTCGTCTTCATCGTAGAGTATCTGGCCCAGACTGAAGCCCTTACCATTGATGCTGCCTGAGAGCGCGGCCTTAGTATCGTGATCTGGTCGGGTGGAGAATGAAGACACCAGCCGCAGCGCTGCATCAGACCCCATGGCTTCCATGAAGCCATCAAGTTGCTGCGAGAATGCCTTGTTGAGATCGGTGAGCGGGCTGATCACGGCAGAGCCGCCACGCTTGGCAAGCGTGTTGGTCACCTTGAATGTATCGCTGGTATCGTACTTACTGGTTACTTCAGCCCAATTGCGCAATGGCGCGCCGCCACCGAATAAACCACCAAGCATGCTGCCTATGGATGCGCCGATAGCACCGCCAATAGGGCCCAGCGGCGTGAGGTTGCCAAGGAATGCACCAGCGGCTGAAAGCGCAGCGCCGGTCGTATTTCCCTGCAGTAAATTAAAAACGGCCTGGGTGTAAGGCAAAGCACTGGCGATCTGCGTGTTGTACTGGCCAATCATGCCGCCCAAATTATTAAACCCTTTATCGACCAGGTAGGTGCCCAGGTCACCTATCTTGCCAACCAGGGAAGCATTCAAGGAATCAAAACCGGAAGTGATGCCGTTGTATAGATTCTTAGCCACAGAAATCATACTGGCAGAAGATGTTGAGCTTGCACCATCAGTTAAGCTTGAAGCGGAAGCTGTTCCTGAAATAGTGCCAGTCAACACCGTAGCTATTTTAGATATACCGGATGAGTCTACAAGGAGCTTGACTACAGGCTGCAGCACCAAGGACTTAAACATATTAATAAGCGTATCTTTAAAGTTTTCAGCAAAACTTTTGCCGGACTCAAAACCACGCAGCAATGCGTCAGTGATAGAGCGATTGATATTGTCTGTCATGCGATCATATTCACGCTGGATATCAGCAGCAGAAGATTTAGCCGCAGCAACTTGAGCGCTTTGGGCTTTACGGATATATTCCGCACCTTCCTTACCAGATTGAACATCACGCAAGCGTTGATATGCATCTATTTGGGCTTCAATTTCAGTAACAACAAGACCAAGGCCTTCCAAAGTAGCTTTACGATCCTGCAATCTAGCAATAGTGATATCGGTAATCTGAGATGGCAATTTTCCATAGGTATCTATCTCAAATTGAGTTGCACGAACAGATTCATTAATAGCATCTATCTGTGAATAAAACGCATTATTTTGATCAAGCAACTTCTTTTCTAAAGCATTGTCTTCCGCAATAAGTTTTTCGTTTTCAAGCCACTCTTTAGCAAGAGCATTCATCCCTGAAAAACCATCCATCATTCTGGTTAATTGATCAATCTGGCTTTCTTGTGGCTGGTTTAAACTAAGAGCAAGCTTATACATTTCTGCATATTTATTATTAACTTCACCTGCCACGGTATATGTATCTGTTAAAGACTTGTTTCCCTTATCAAGGCCTGCATTAAACTGGGCACGATAGCGAGCAGATTCTTGAACAGAAACTAACCCTTTTGCCTCCAGATCATTGAGCAAACTTATTTTCTGATTATAAGTATCAAGGTCTGCTTGCTTATCCTTAAATGGATTTTCAGCCCTGAATGCAGCGGCTTTACGCTTTAACTCTTCAAATGCCTGGTCTACTTGACCAATCATTCCGATATCTTTTCTGAGAGGAATATCAGACAACAGTGATCCTGATGGCAAAATATTATTTGTTTTTCCATTGAAGACCTTTCCTTGATCTTCAATCATCTTGTCCATCATTTCACGGTATTTACTGTAGGAAGAAAACACCTTATCAATTGATGTATCGATCCCCTTCCCATCGGCTGCCGCTTTGAATATCTGAATAGCCGCTGTAGCGCCATTTACAGCGCCACTAAACAATTCCACCGCTCTACTTTTTTGAGTAAAAACACCAGCAATCTCAGTTACTGCATTTTGCAGAGGAGCCAAAGCACCTGCAAAAGTGCGAATCTCAGCAGATTGAGCGCGAAACTTATTCAGCAAATTTTCATCTGAAAAAGCTTTGTAAAGGACATCGCTTGTCAACTTTCCATCGCTAGCCAACTGACGAAGAGCACCAACGGGCTGACTAATAGATTCTGCGATCGCACGAAGCAGTGCAGGAGCAGCTTCATTTACTGCATTGAATTCTTCTCCACGTAGCACACCACTTCCGAATGCCTGCGACAACTGAAGCATAGCCGAGCTGGACTCTTCAGCAGTTGCTCCGGATGCTTTTAGCCCGAGGCTTATGGTTTCCGTGACCCTTGCAATACCAGTTTGCGAAACACCAAGATCCGTAAGCGAAGTACTTAAACGCGAATAAAGCGTTGCTACACCTGAGACGTTTGATTGTGAGCGCCTTGCAATATCATTGACCGACTCCAAGGCTTTCTGAAATCCATTAGCATCTGATGTTGAGTTTTTCAATAAAGCAGTAAATTTGCTATATACATCAGACTGACCTGAGATTAATTTAACTGACTGCGAAACTGCGTAGAAACCAGCAGCAACTCCACCTAGCAGCGGGATTAAATCAGAGGACGAATTGGAGATAGAACGAATGTTGCGTTTTGCAGACTCAAAGGCACTGGCGGTTTTATCTTCCGCCGTGATCACAACCTTTGTGTAGTTACTAGCAAACATTCGTTATTCTTTCTTCCAGTTAAGCCAGGCTTTATCAACCTGGCAGATCAATGAGTGAAATCTTGGCCGATTAATCACGCCTCTCATCTCGCAGTACGCCAGCATTTCGGAATCCATAAACGGCAGTGGCACACCATTCAAGTTATGCTGACGGCGATAATGAAAATGCGTAAATGCTTCCACGTACTCTTTGTTTTCATCCCACAGCACAGGCTTACTTTTTAAAGCCGGAGGGAGAGGCCCAGGCAATGACTCAAGGAATAATTCCTGCTCGCCCCACTCCCGCCGCCACAGGATGAAATCAATTAGTTTTTTGCGACTGCGGCCTCAATCTTTTGTTGAAACAACTCAATGTTGCTTGCCATACGTGCGATAACTTCCCGGAAATCTGGCATATCCGTTAAAAGCTCAATAGCCTTTTCCTTTGAATAAGGCACAGACTTGCCATTGACCTCGATACCATTCCAATCCAGCAGAACATCTGTTGCAAGCGCTTCAATAGCAATCTTTTCATTCAGATGATCAGGAAGAGTTCCGTTTTGAATTTGCAGGCGGTAGGGGCCTGTAAGGTCTTTTACCGTCTCGCGGTAGTTCTTATTGCCAAGCCGCGCAATTAAAACGCTGGACGCTGGATCCAGCTCAACCCATACACCCTCGACCTCTAACTTTTTGTTGGTCCCATATACTTTTGCCAAATCCATTTTTAATACTCCCGTATTGAGAGCCCGTAATTAGGATGGTGAGGAAGGCCCGACGGGCGGCAGGCTTTTCGGTTTCCCTATCCTCACCAAACTCGTTACGTTGGCAGCGTGACTGCTGCGCCAGCGCGATCAATGATGATGGTGCTGCCAGACACGGTGTCGCGGATCGCCTGGAACTGCATGGAGACCATGACATCCTGATTAATGGCACCGGCCATAATTTGCGCATCGCTGTATTTCACACGCGGGAGAGTGATCACATAGCCACGCCCGGCGGAATCATTCAGGCGGAAACTCAGAGACGTATCGGTGTTATTGATGAACTTGTCGTAGAGCGTGCCATCTGCAAAGTACAGTTCCAGAGATCCGGTAATGCCAACCGTGCCGCTACCGATACCGACATTTCCCAGCGTGCCAATGGCATCCTGACCGCGCAGAGAGTTATCCAGAGTGAGCGACATGCTCTTGATAAAAGTACCAGTCAGCAGCGAACCACCTTCAAGGATGTTGACGACGTTGCCCACGGCATTCATGACTGGATAAGCCAGGCTTGCTGCCTTGGTGCCAGGCATAACAGTTGAAGCACCACGCACACCAGACTTGCCCAGGAACTCGAAAGAGCCACCTACAAAACTGCCGGATTCCACATTCAAGGTCCAGCGGCTTGGCGTCATCCCGGTATAGGCCAGGAACTGCGTGACATCGGTAAATTCTTTTTCCAGCGTAAAGCTGGATTGAGTTACCCCATTTTTCAGGCGGGCAGCAGAAACCTTTAAGTTCGCCGTTGCGGTTTCAGCAGTGAAAGTGGCGGCGGCAAATGTCAACACCGTGGCACTGGTTTTGGTAACCACTTTTTTCCAGCCGTTATTGCCAGCGTTTACAGCTCCGCTGATGAATACCCACTGGCCATCTACGACATTGGTGAATGGCGTACCGGTGGAAGCAGTCAGCGCAGTGGTAGTAAAGGTGCCGGTGATGGTGTTTTCACCATCGGTACCAGCCTCACTCCACACACCCTGCAGCACAGATGCAAGGAAGGGGTCGTACTCGCCATACGACAGCTCATAATTAATGCCGCCGTCAGCGCCGGCAGATATCTGCACAAGGTCTGTTATCTGCCGATCAGAGCGAATCTCTTTCGATGAGTCAGTTCCAATACCCATTTTCAGGGACTCGCCCGTGATGCGCAGGGCGTTATGGTTGCCGGTCGTCGGTGTTACACCGAACGAGTTTTCTTTTCTGTAACGAATACCCGAAAGGCTGGATGAGGCGAGTGCCATTTCAATTCTCCTTAAAGCGCCACATCGGGCGCGGTTTCTAACGTATGCATAACAACAAGCCAGAGCATGGTTGCTTGACCGGTCTTTACTTCACCGCCGCCATCAAACTCAATGGCGGTTTGCTCCAGCCTGACATCCTTTGCCAGCCCACCCAGCACCGGGTTAAGCGTCAATTTCTTTTCAACCTCAAGGCGGATTGCGTCTACCTTGTTATCAAAGTTGCTATTGCTTTTTACAACGGCCTTGACCGTCACATAGGCTTCACGAATCACCAGGCGGGGATAGCCCACACTGCCATGCGTAATCCGCTCTTCTTCCAGCGCAACCAGCAAACAAGGAATCTCGGAATCCTCGACTGGCACCACGCGTGAGGCGTAAACCCGGTTGCCAGTTGTCGGTAACCCAACCAGGCTGGCAACAATCGCTTCACGTACCTGCATGCAAATATGGTCAGCCATTACTCATCTAGCTCCAGATTCAGCCTTATCCAGCCAGAGCCATCAGGCTCCCTGGACTTCACTACATAGGCCACGCTGTTAATCGTGACCGCCATACCTTTAGTAATTTGAGCGTAGTAGCTGGAAGGAACGGTGAACGAGGGATCCGCGTTATCAACCATGCGCTGCGATAACTCGTAAGGGTTGGTAAAAATCCCACGCACCTCACCAAACCCAAATACCCCCGTCGCATTGCTTAATCGGGTGGCAGCCACCTGATTGAGCCGCTGCTCCAGCTGCTCAAATCCCAATTAAGTCACCGTACCAGGTACGCCAGTGAACTTGACCTTGAGGGTCGTCTCACCATTGGCACCAGCAGCAAACGCCACGGCAGCCGCACCACCAACGTCACCGGTGGCAGGGGTTGCACTCTTGGCGTCAAACTTGCCAGCAGATACGTCCCACAAAACGTTTTCACCTTGAGCGATGACAGCAGCGGTGACCTTTGGCACTTCAAACACACCCTCGATTTGCACAGGGCCGGTGGCACCGATTGCAATATCGGATAGCGCTGCACCCAGAATTGCACCGATCTTGACCACCTGCCCACTTACAATCGCCGCGCCTGTACCGTTGGTGTAATCCACCACGACGCCAGGCTGAATAAATGTCTTTGCCATTTCAATCTCCTAAAAAAAGGGGGAATGGAGAGGCCAGCTGGCTGGCCCCTGCCAAAATTACGCGCCTGGGTTCTTAGCCAAGGATTCGAAAGCCAGTGCTTTTACACCGGCATCAAGACGAACCTTGAAATCAACACCATCGATGTTCCAACCGCTCTGCTGCTCAAGGGTTGGCGCCTGGTTACCATCGAGGTATGCCACCTCGATAGTGTCGTTGATCGCAGAATTTGCAGCGCCATACCAGGTTGTAGCGCTGGCAACATCCAGACGCGCATCTGAGATCACCTCGAACGTGCCGCGTACGCTGTTTGGCACAGTGTTATTACGTGCGGATGCTCCTACTTCAAACTCGGAATCACGCACCACACTTGCTGCACCTTGCAGAGCAACTGGAACAATCAGCTTTGCCAGGCGCACATTCAAAACTGCATTGCCACGCTTTTGAGTAGCCATAGAAGTACGCATAGCATCAACAGCAGTGGTGCTGATAGCGGCACCGGCCAGCAGATTTTTATGAGTGGAGTGGAATAGCGCTACGCCATCGCTCATGTTTGGATTGCTGGTCAAAATGGCGTAAACCAGATCACCAACTGTGCGGATGGCAGCACGCCCCATCAAACGTGGAATTTTGCTGAAAGCATCAAGGTCATCATTGATAATGGCTTGACGAGTAATGCTGAACAGCTTGCCATAGGTAGCAAGCTGGATTGGCTCACCGCGATCACCTACGGTGGCATACTTATACTCTGCCCCATCGGCAACTTTATCCAGCCCCGGAAATGCATTGAGATCAACGCGACTTCCTACCTTGAAGTCAGGCAATTCCCCAGCTACGGTCCACAACTGGAAAGTTTCTTCAGCCTCTTCAAAGCCTTTCATCATGGCTTTTTCTGCCACGTTGGCTAGCAGGTTGCCAAAGTCCGAAGAAGTGTGCGTGAATGCAGCAGCCACCACTTCCATTTTGCCCATACCGTTGGTTTTCACACCGCGCATTTCAAGCGATGCACGGGCAATTTCATACAAGGTATAGCCACGATATGGGTTGCTTGAGGACTCCGGCTTAATAATTTGGGCACGAGCAAGCAAAGACTGACCAACAGCCGCCTTAAACTTGTCATACTGGTCATCAACAGTAACAATATAGTTACCAGCCGCAGGCGCACTGGCACTACCCAGCAAAGTCAACAGACGGTCATTCGCGGCTTGTACCGTGCATGCCATGTCGCCTTGGCACTCAGCCAGCAAAGCTGGAACACCTTCGGTGGTGGTGAATTTTGAAAAGGCTTTAGCGATAGACTCGCGGCGGCTGGCTTCTTCAGCACGGCCTTTAGCCAAAAGGGTTGCTTCATCAGTGACGGCTTGTGCTGCGGGTGCCGCCGGTTGTACGCCTGTAGTTGGCATTTGATTCTCCTTCGTGGGTTGCGCGGCGGCTGCCGCAGGAATAGCCTGCACACCTTGTGCAGAGACTGAACGGAAACGACTTTGCAATAGCGCAATGTCAAATGAAGCGGCAACAGCCAGGCCATTGGTAATCTCATCAATGAAGCCAGCAGCCTTGGCAGCCTCGGCGCCATACCAATGATCTTCACCATCAGTCAGCAGCTGCAGCACTTCATCTTTGGTCTGGCCTGATTTCGCGGCATAGCTGGTTGCCATGGACTCTGCCCAGCCATCCAGCATGTCAGCGTATTTGCGCAACTCAGCCGAGTTGCCACCGGCATACATCCATGGGGCGTGAATCATGATCTGGGCGTTGTCCGCCATCTCGACGGTATCGCCAGCCATGGCAATCAGGCTGGCAATACTGGCGGCAAGGCCATCAATAGCGACGGTGACACTGGCTGAGTGACGCTTGATAGCGTTATAGATGGCAATGCCATCTGTGACGGAACCGCCGATAGAGTTGATGCGGATAGTGATATTGTCCGCATCCAGCGCAGCCAGCTCTTTCACAAAGTCTTTGGCTGCGACTGTTTCGCCATACCAGCTCTCACCAATGTCGCCATAGATATAAATCTCAGCAGTCGTACCTTCTGCCTTGACGTTTGCTTTGGCCTTGATCTCGAACCAGGAATGTTTTTTACTCATCGCAGTTACCCGCATTCAGTTAATTGATGAATGCAGTCTGCCGAAAAGCTTGTGCAATTTTTAGGGGAGAAATTGCACTATTTTTAGTAGGCATAAAAAAACCCGCCGAAGCGGGTTGTTTTATGCGGTTGCTGGCGGGGTATCGTCCGTCTCTGGCATATCTTCTCGGAATCGCAAATAATCCTGCGCAGTGCCAGCATCAGATGTGCGCTTGGCATCTGAGCTGAAAATAAGCTCACGATCATCCACTTCTTTGCGCCAGGCAGCAATTTGCTCCAGCAGCTCGCGAGGATTGCCACCACGCTTGCGAATCACTTCCACCTCACTGGCGAAGCCATCACGCACCAGCATGTGCCAAGCAAGCGCTTCTTTGTATGGGTCAATCCACGGCATGGACTGACCCACAAATAATGCATCGTCGGCGGTATCAACATCCAGATCATCCGGCATGGGCACTACACCTGAAAGGTGCGCGGCCATAACAAACTTTTCCCAGGTTGGCTCTACGAACATTCCGACAAACTCATCTGTCAGGACCGCGTAATGCACCCACTGTTCGACCAGCTCCTGCCGCTGAGCACTGTAAGTACCATCATAATTTTTTGAAATGGACGACGACGATGTACCGGTACCTGCTGCCACCGCCTTGAGTTGGCCCGACCTGAAATAAATCAGGTTCGGGTTTGGGCGATTAGAATCAATCATGCCGATTTCCTCACCCATGCCAAGACTGTCCAAAATCATGCCTGGCTGCATGCCAATTTCGCGGGCAACCGGGTTGCCCTCATTATCGGTCAACTGACCTTCAGGGTTGTACAGATCAGGCGAACCCTTCTTGATGTAGGCCGTAAGCGCAGCGGCAATTTTGGCAGCTACGCGCTCGGACTCTTCGTAGTCCTTGATATCCTCAAGCCTGGTGATAACACTGGCAAACTCGGAGATACCGCGCAGCTGGCCAATACGGTCAAGAGATGCAATCTGCAGGATACGATCAGCGGATACCCGCTTTAGCTTCCCAAGGTAAGAATATCCGTGAATATCACCTGGATGCGTTTTTAAAATGTGGTAGTGGGTCTTGCGTCCCCAGGCATTGCGCTCAATGCCCTGCCGGATCTTGTCGCCATCTTCATAATCCATCGGGATCATGTCTGACTCAAACAGTTCCAGCGAGTATGGCACCAGCGTGCCATGATCAAGCCCCGGCACATTGCCAATTAAGTGCTGCGCAAATGCTTCACCATCGCGGAACCAGGTACGGGCTACCAGCCGCTGTGATTTTGAAAAGTTATGCGTCCAGGTGACCTCGGGCTTTTTCTGCCAGTTTCGATGAGCCTCACGCAACGCCTTTGCATAATCTTCATGGATAGAGCCATCCTTACGGCGCGGCTGCGGCTCAATACCGATGCCATTAGGGCCAACTACGTTATTGACCAAGGTGCGCAGTATTCCGCGTGCAATATCATGGTTTCGCTCCAAGTCGCGGGCCTGCGCCCTCAAGGTAGTGGCGGACTTGGAGACAATCACATTAGGGGATGATTGGTCTCGATGGGTTTTGCGCAAGCGCGATGGCTTGGCTGCATCGTAATGGGCAAGTACATTGCGGGCAGCTCGACGGCGCAATGCTGCACCTGGTGCAAAGTACTCAATAAGTGCATCGATAGGATTAGCCATTAATTGAACCTCGCCAGCGAAAAGCCGCGCCCGCCAATAGTCGTGGTAGATTTTGCAGCGGCAGCAGACTCAGCGGCTACACGGGCCTCCCACTCTGCCCGACCAGCGCGGATCTCGGGCAAATCTTCCATACGCAAAGAGCGGTCATTGAACTTGATCTCTTTGCCATCAAGAACCGCCATTTCAGCTTCGATATATTTTTGCAACATGGTTTGTGCTTGAGTCATGACGGCCGCCTTTTTGTAAATTGAATTCAACTCTAATTAAATCGATGTGAAACTTTTAGGGGAAAAGCTGCACTTTCGTTATCGGCGCCCAACAATTTGGTACAAGCGGCGCGGACTGATCTTAAATTTCTTGCAGACTTCCTCTTTGTTACGCCCGTTGAACTCCGCCTTTATCTGGTTATCACGCTCGGATTTGCTTGGCGCCGGAATATACACATCCTGCCCGCCCAGCTTTTTACTTAACCCATGCATCAGGGCTTGAGCTATTTGTGAGGCAAATAACTCATTAAAGCCAATCTCTTCGCGCACAATCGCGGTAAGCTCATACTGCAAGCCGACTGAATAATCTGCTGAGTTCTTATCCATTTTGTCTGTCATCGTCTTGCCATCCATTCATCACTTGCAAATTTATTAACAACAGGGCTGCGCACTACTGGCGGTTTGGGTTTTTTAGGAGGCGGAGTCTCTGGCGCTGGATCAGGCAATACCTGCGCATCAAATAAATCGGAAACGACTGGCTGTACTTTGTTTTCGAGATCCACCCAAAAGCGCTCTGATTTTTTGGATAGCTCGAAATTCACTTCCAGCCAAATGGCATACACTGAGCAGTCCAGCTTTTCGACACGCTTGCGCGTAGCTGTCCATGCGGACTCTTCTGCACCAGAACGTGAGTTTCGGCGGGTTGTCCGGACTTCACCGGTGAGCTGCTTATAGAATTCATCCGTCAACTCGTGCGAGAAATGCACATAGCCAGGACCAGGCCGGGTGATCTGCAGGCGGTTGTAAAACAGGTCTTTCGCGAGATTGGTTCCTACCCACCAGAGGATGCAACCGTTTTTACGCACGCGACCACGCCAGTCAATATCCACTTTGGTGGCGCCATCCTTGATGTGCTTTTCACGACCAGAGCGCCCGCCAACAGCAAACACCCTCTTGCGATTGTGCTTGGCTGCAAAGTCGTAAACAGCATGCGTATTGTGGCCACGGGAATCGATAGCCGTGCCGTATATCTTTACTCGCGCACCGCTGACATGCTGGAACTCAGTCTCAAATAGAAACTCTTCGAGATCCTGCCAAACTTCATCCTGCTGGGGATTTCCGAAAAATACGCGGTCCGCGATCACCCACATTTCGCACCCACGGCCAAAGCCCCAAACAACACACTCCAGCCGGTTATCCTGTACGTCTACGCCCGCCAGCAAGATCAGGCAGCCAAGGGGCACAAGGTCAAGGGGATATGGTTCAGCACGCTGCTGAAGCTCGGTTGAGTCAGTGGATTCAATATCTTGAGCCCAGTATTCGCCCCGCGTTGTATTGGTGAAGGTCTGCATTTTTTCAGCTTTTCCTTCCGCCATTTCCTTATGAGCCTCAAGGAATTCACGCACCACACCCACCCAGGAGACATTAGGGCTGTAAGCACTCCATACGTGGAAAGCCACATGGCGAGGGGCGCGGATGATTTCACCGGTGGCGTTGCGGAAAACTCCATCAAAATCACAGGTAACCCCGCCCTGCCCTTCATATCGCCCCAGCTCGGCTACGGCAAGATATTCCTGCTGCGTGATTAGGGCGCCACAGCCTGGGCATAAGTGCCGCACCGTTTCAGGATCGTCATCGGTCCACTTCATGCCGATAGGCTCATCTTTGCCACCCCAAGCGATCTCGTGAAACATGCCACAATGTGGGCAAGGAATGCGATAGGTCAGGAAAATGCTTGCATTGCGCTCCCGCTTTTCAATATTGCTGAAGCCTTTGAGCTTGGGCGTGGTGCCGAATATCTTTTTAGGGAAGGTGGCACCTTCAACACGCTTGCCAGCCAGGTCGCCTGGATCGCCTTCTTTTTCGATGTTGTCATCGAAGGCATCGTATTCATCCAGATAGATGGTATCGACGGATATCCGGCGGTAGTTCTTTGCGGCCTTGCCCCCACGCAAGTGCAGCATGGAGCCTTTGAATTTCTTTTGCTGCAGGGTGTTGTCTTTGTTTCTGGTGTTGGAAGATGAAATGACACTGGCCATAACGCCCACATCGCGCAGCATGGGATCCAGCTCAGTTTTTACGAACTCATCCCGGTCATCATCCGTTGGCTGCCATAGCGCCTGGTTGCGGCGCTTATGGTGCGCGGTGTAGCCAATGCATGCCAGGATGCACTTGGTATAGCCAACACGGGCGGACTTGCGCCAGTCCACTTCCTCAATGTCATCATTCGACATGCACGCCATGATGGCGCGCTGAAAAGGCCAGGCCTCCCACTTCTGCTCAACGTAGCTGGATTCTTTCGATAGGTAAAAATGCTCTTCTGCCCATTGATCGAGCGTCATGGGCTCAGGCACTGCAAACGCCTTCATACCCAGACCAAGGTATTTGCCTATGGATTCGTAATTGAACAGCTGGGAGTCGATGGCGCCCATGTCAGACCTCAACCACCGGAGTGGTTTCTATCAGATCCTCACCATCATCATCAAGATCACCCAGCGACATGGCCGCGATGATGTTGCGTGCTTTGGCAATCTCAGCAGTGATCATGTCGATGTCTTCTGAAGTCAGAGAAGCAACACGGCGGCGGATCATGCCGGGGATAGCATCAAAAATTCCTGAGATTTTTGTAGCGGCTTTAGCAAGGACTTCTTCAATCAGGATGACTGGCGCCAGCTCGCGGCGGCTGACATAGTTCTGCAGGCTGATACGGTCTGCCTGTTCTTTTGCTAGGCGGGCACGCTCAGTCACTAGATCCAGCTCACCGGTGCCAGAGCGGCCAGCAGCTTGCTCACGCAGATGGGAGCAATAGGACTTCAGCCACTCGGCAGCGGTGCCATTCTCAAATAACACTTCACGCTTTAGCAAATCACTAACGGCAGGCTGGCTTATGCCAACCAGCTGACCAAATTCGCGCTGCGTTACCTTCGAATTTAAAGAAGTATCCTTTGCTAAGTCCATGATCTAACTAACATAACCCCCTTATAAAAACCCTATGACTAGAGACCAAACAAGCCTCGCATTACCCGTGAGTGACCCCCTGCCGGAGTACCTTGGCTATCTCGCCGTTGCTATCGCCTGACTCAGCGCCTTGCCGAAGAGCAGATCGAATTGCCGGTCAGCCACATCGCCAACGATCCTATCCATATCAATCCGCCGACGATAACTTGGCCGACCAATGACCAGCAGCACTGGCTTGAGATACCTGCCACCACTCTTGCGATGCCATACGCCACGCGTGAGGTTTCCGTTGTGGCCTCGTGTGGATCCATAGGACCAGAAGTACTCACCTGCCCGCGCCACTTTGGATTTACTGCGCTTGCTATCACTTGAGAAGGCAGCGGCATCAGGACCAGCCCGCAGCTGACTTAGGATTTGCTGAATCTGACCGCGAGTCATGTTGCCGTATGCATCCAGCTTTGCACCTGCACCAGGCACAACGAATTCATTTGAAGAGATGTAACCTGCACTTGTAAGCCAGTACTCCAAGCGCTTGCGGATCCGCGTACCGCCCGAGAACTCATGACCGATGGACTCAGCGAGCGGCTTGGACTTGGCAAGCTCACGATCTTTCACATAAACCATGGCCTTGAGTGAAGCGGTTGTTGCGTACTTGATGTACAGCGAACGCAAGGTAAATGGCGTTGGCCTGTCAAACCTGACTGACATATCTTTCACAACGGCCGCCTTGCCCAGTGTTGCTACTTGGTTCAATGCGTTTTTCGCCGCAAATGGGACTTGGCGCTGCACGCGCTGATCAAGAAAGCGCAGGCCTTCGCTGATGTCCGTCTTGACCACAACGTTAACCATGGCGGCGCGTCCTTTTGGCTTCAGCAATCATCTCAGGCGTAACACCTGCCGCATCGAATACCCGCTTCTGAAACTCTGGATCACGCTTCTGCCGCTCATCGGTCACCGTTGCGGTAACCAATCTCAACTCCCAGGCCTTGCTGGCGATCTTGTCCGGGTCCAAGTACCACGGGTTTCCTGCTGACGGTTTTACTTCCACGTTGGCGCTTGGTTGCTGCTGGAGCTGTGAGAGGATGACCTTTTCCAGATAGCCGAATGCAATCTGCTCAGGCGCTGGCTTTCTCAACCGAACGCTTGCCAGGCATTCCAGCGCCACATCCAGCGTCAGTCCAGCAGCAACCAGCGCAATCAGCTGGGGATTGATCGACGTAACCTGCACCCCACGCTTTCGAAGCTCGACGGCAATCACGCCTTCCGGCCTCACTGGTTGAGTATTCGAGATGGGTAGAGGGTGTATGTTTGTTTTTTTAAGTTCTTTGGTTAGTTCCTTGCGTGTAGTCGAATCGACTAGGGGGGGGTAGTC